TGAATAATCATCACGTCTCCCATGTCCAGTTTTCCGAGTTCCCCAGACCCGGGCTGCTTGATGGCAACACCCAGCATGGCCATGATGGTCTGTTTCTCTTCCGTAATATCCGTGGCCTCAATCTTAATGCCGTACTTGACGTGGTTACGCTCCGCATCCACGACAACCTTCATGCGCCTGTCACCAATCACCTCGGCGTAGGAGTCCTTTATCTCCTCGTTCGTCCTGCACAGAGACCTTATCCTGTAACACACGTTGACCGAGACATCCTCCTGAAGGTCGGTCTGGCAGCGTGCAATGTTGTTGATTATCTCATTCGTCCCCTGAACACTTACCTGCATATTATACTTCGCGACATTCGGATCAGCAGTTTTGCCCATGGCCGCCATGGACAACCCCGTGACGTCCTCTATCTTCTGCATGAAGAAATTCATGGACTCGAACTGCGCCCTTACGTTATCGTAGGTATTATTACTGATAGGAACAACTGGCGGGGTGCTGACCTTGGTCATTCCGCTCAATCCCGGCTTTAGTTTCTTGTACAGAAGAAAACCTGTCTGCCGGTAGTAGTTGAGAACCTCCAATGGGTCGAAACTGACATCCTTCCCTACGGAAATATCCTTCAGCGTGCCGACGTCGATCGCGAAACCGTTCCCTACCGCCTTGGCAATGGCGTCCTGAAGTTTTATGAAGGCAAGGTTGAAACCGTCGAGGAAGGGTTTTATCTGCTCGATGATGGGTTCCGTGGGATATTTTACGGCACGGTAGGAAAGCCTCGGGCGGTTGAACTCGTCACGGGGGATGTACTGCCTCTCCCCGTAATCGAAAAGGTGCTCCGACCCTATAATCCATTTCCCCTCCCTTACAGTCCTGCGCTCATGGGTCTTCAGCGTCTCGTTATCCTGCAACTCCCCGTTGTAACGCTTGTTTATAACCCGTCCGTAATTGTTAATAAGTTGGACATAAGACTCGTTGTCGATGTCTATGAACTCGAAGCAGAATACGGGCACCTTGTAGAAGTCGAAACCGAAGGAGATATTTCCACCATCGTTTTTCATGGTGTTATAATTGTCGAAACTGTCCTGAGACGGGTTTCCGAACTCGTCTGAGTATGCGAACGCGAGGGCGCAAGCCTCCTCATGGGTCATGTTCAGCCTCTGTCGAACTCTGCTTATCTCCCACCACTCAAGCCCGTAACCATATTCCGCGGCCCTGTATGAGTTCGTTTCGGAGTACTGGACACCGGTAAACTTCAAATCCTTGTACTTCACCACGACACGGGAGAGTTCCCTGTCGAACTCCTCCCTGACGATGGCATACCCGTGAGCCACGATATCCCTGCGGACACGCTCTCCGACCTCCTTGTCCCAGTTGCTGACCTCGAATGTATGCTTGAGCAAATCCTCCATGGCGATGGCGTAGGGAACCTTGAAACCCCCCGTTGCGGCATACAGTTCAAGTTCCTCAAGATTCTGAGGCTCAAAAATAGGCTCCTCCATCTGGAGCCCAACCATGGCGTACATGCTCTCAATCCACTCCCTATTTTTCTTCTCAAACCACAATTTGTATTTTGCCAGCTCCTCATTCTCAACGGAATACGAGTCGATGGCCTTCACCCCCATCTCGTAATACATCGAGCGGATATGCTCGTTTATTTTCGAATATATTTTCGGGGCTACGCTCACGGGTTTGTCCGAAATGTTTATCCATGCCTTGCGTCGGTAGTCCGCACTGTTCGAGTCACTGACATCCCAGCCCTCAGCGTTGGTGGTGGCAGAAGCACTCTTCTTCTTTACCCCCCAAGCGCCGAGAATCCAGTCCTTGTACTGCGCAGTTGGTTGCTTCCCGTCAAGATACGCCCGTGCGATATCGATGCTCCCGTAGTCGTTCAAAGGCATCCACGCCTTACCGTTAAGGCACATGTGGTAGATTTTCTGCGCCCACGACATGAAATATTCCCTGCCCTTCTCCGCTTTCGGTATGGCGGATACGGGATAGTTGAAGGAACCGTCACGAAAGTATTTCGCGTCTTTCCTCTCAAACTTCTGGAACTGTGTTATTTTAATCGTCTCAGGCATATCAGTTATAACTTAACGCACCAAGGATAAATCCGCTTTCCTGTTCAAAATCATCGAATCCCTCGGACATGAGGTCAGGGTACAGGCTCTGATCTCCGAAGAGCGCCTGAAGGAACGATGCTATCCTGTCGTATTTTGTGAGCTCCTCAATGGAGGAGATGTCGTCACAATCCGTTACCAGTTCCAAGATAGGCTCTATAGCCCAGTAGTTCTCGAAGTAGTCGGCTAAAAGTCCGAACCCTGAAATCTTGTTGTTGTTGCTCAGGTTCGTTCCCGGGATGTAGTTCACCTTCACCTCGCCGCTGGCAAGCAATTCCGCATTGAAGTTGAGATACCCGCCCATGCGGACGCGGATGATTTCCTCCCACACCTCCCTGCGGTTAATCTCTATGTTGATGAGCCCGGTGTAATACACCGCGGCCTTAAGAGCCTCGTCCGCCTGATCTGCACTCGTGGCAAGCCTTCCCTTGAACGAGGCTATACATTTCTTGGTCTTCCACGACCTCGGATCCTCACCCGTATCGATTGACTTATCCCTGCGTTGTAACACGCTTATACCCGTTTCCGACTTCTTCGTATTCTGCGCCTCTATATAGCGTGCCTCCGCTTTGTTGGAGAACTGGTGGGAGTCCACACCGACGATGGCCTTTATGATACCGTCGGGTCTGTTCACGATGATTTCCTTATCCTCGAAAGCACTGTACTGCTCCATGGTGGTGACACGGCATGACTCTGACGGGGGTAACGTCTTGGCAACCGTCCATCTTCCGTCAGGACGTTCGAAGAATTCCACGCGCATTCTGAGTTTGTCCACCCACTCGAATTCCCCACGCTTTGTTTCGGGATTGAGTTCAAGCTGCTCCTTACGCTTTCGCAGAAACTCGTTCGGCAACCCGAGCTGACCGGCTACACCCGTCCAACATTCCTCGTATGTCTCCGGGAACTTACGGACAAAACTACGGTAGGACGCCATTTTCGCGGGGTCGTCTGGGTCGTAAAGGCTCTTGCGCTGGTTGGCGATAAAAGTCTTCGATCCTATGCGTTTTCTGAAACCAAGTCTGACCTGCCTCTTTGTAGGAGCATCCATTACTGCCTGACCGAAAGAGTCGATATAATCCTCAAGGCAGTAGCTTGACGGGAAGAATACGACTGCAAGCCCAGAATGCGTCTGACCGTTCGCTGTGCGCCGGTAGAAGTTGCTCAGGTCACACATCTCCTTGTAATCCTGACCCCCTTCGGTCATCTTCTCAACTGTGGAAGGATGCGTGCAGAATCCAACTATCTTTTCTCCTGCCCCGAGTCCCATGGCCTCACGGTTGATATGCCATCTGTTCTGAACATTCCCAAGGCGTTTTCCCTTTCCCTGTTCGTCGAACCCGGCGGCCAAGATCATCTTACCGTCGTTAGCGAGGTCTCCCCCAGAATCCGTGAAGTTAATGGTAACCCCGTTGACGCCGATTTCTGAGTATTCCTTGGATATGAACTCAAGGGCGTTCCCTTGGAATACGACCCCTCCCTTATAAATGGGCTTGAGCCACAAAAACATATCGTTGAAGGCGGGCGTAAGCTTCTTCTTGAAGTGAACCTCCGCGTTCTCACCACCCATGGACACGATGGTGCAGAGCCTGTCCTCCCCCCGGTGCGACATGGCCTGACGCATCAGTATGTGACAGTATTCATTCGTCAGACCCTCGCGACGGCCTTTCGGTTCCATTGTACCGTAGAATATCTTTCTGCCAGTGTCTACCATCCTGTACACCATCCTGCCAGTGGACTCGTCCCTGACCTTGTACGCGGTTCCCGTCTTTGGGTCTATATCCGCGAAGGTCTCCGTCGTTTCATGGATGTACTGGCGGAAAAGCCATCGTAAACGGGACTTCTCCCTGTACTCTGGATAACCGCGCCCGACGTCGAGGGTCATCTTATAGGTGTTCAGGTAACTGAAATACCACCCAGAGAGGTACGTCGGTTTACCGTCTATAAAACACCAGTACCCATGGAACATGTGGTAGATAAAACGCTTTATAAACTCAATCTCCTCTTTGTAATCCTCCTTGCGGTTCTCCAGCAATTCCCAGAACCTTTTAAGAACCCGGGATGATGTGGCTCCCCTATCCTTTGTAGAGAATTCCATTTTAACACGCTCCTCAAGTTTCTGTAACCTCGGTGGGACCTCTAACCTTCTAAATTTCTGTTCATCAGGGTGCATACCATAGCCATCAATGAGTTCGAGGCTCGGAGGGGAAGGTAATGAAATACGGATGGGAGTCAAAGTTTTTGACCCCCAATTAACCAGAAAACTTTCATCTGCCTTCCGGTATAAATCGACGTATTGGCAGTTACTCATCACCCAAAAATTTCATTCCTTCAGCGACATACCCGTTATACGGATTATAGTCTACGGCACTCTTCCCCTCCTCAAGCCTAACGGCTATCCTCTCTGGCCTGAGTTCATTTAGGGAGTTACTGGCGTCCTCGTACAGAAGATCCTTCAGTTTCCGCGTCTCCTCGCCGGAGAATATCTTGAACTCCAACTCCTCTATGTCCTTGCCTATGGTCTCAAGGTTTTCCTTGGCTGCTTTGGCATGGGCGGGCTGCTGGAAGTCGAAACGCATGAGCTCCTCGCTCTGGTGGAGATACATCTCGTTGTAAATCACGTAGGTCTGATACAACCTGTCATGTAAAAGATACAGGTACCTCAGAACGATTTTATTGAAAACATTGTCCTGACAGAAAAGAACCACATCGGAACCACCAATGAATTTTCCATCTGAATCCTGAGGGAACCCAGCCACGATAGCGCTCTCGCGCTTCTTGACCATCCACCGTTTTTTGTAGGCGTCGACTACCGGGGACTCCTTGTCATAACAAGCCACAACATAACGGATAATCTGCACGGTAGTCAGGTTTATTTTGTCCAACCTCGTCCCGACCCACTCCGCAAACAAAGGATGAAGGGTGGTGAAATCCCTCACCACCTCTTCATCTGTCATGGATATGTCAACAAGCGTCTTCGAGTAGTCCATAATACGCTACTGGTTAGGCGTGGTCGTGGTCGTTGTCCCGTCCTCAGGAGTAGGCGTGGTCGTGGTTGTCCCGGGCTCAGTTGAGGTCGTTGTGGTCACAGGCGTAGGTGTATCCGTAACAAGGTCTTCCAGAGACTCCTCGACGAAAATCACGACAGGAACGAAACTGGCAGGTACGAACTCGATCCTGCGGCAGGCTACCTTGGTCTGGTTAATCCAAGCCACGGCCTCACGGATGTCTACGATGTACTTCTCCTGCAAATCCATCGCATAAGAAGCTACGTTGCAAGGCTTGTAATCATCAGTATTGGAACCCAACACCGTGACGGTAAGCACTTCCTTGCCGTCATAACTCCCGAGAATCAGGGCGGTAATGTCTGCGGCGGATGCAGTGAGCCTGTAAACCACGGGCTGACGCCTGCGGTCGTAAGTTTCTCCGTACTCAATCAGGGCATAATACCCGGATTCCTTTACGGATACAATTTTTTCGGGGTCGATGGCCAGCGTCACAGGACTTAACTGCCTGACTCCATTGCGATGTGTGTAAGTTACCTGAATCATTTTTCTCTGCGATTAAATGTTAACTTATAATGGTGAATTTGTTACAAGGTCGAAAATGGACTCCGAGACATACAGGACAACGGGGACAAACGCCCCCGGGACGTATTCAACACGGCTCAATGTAGTCATGACCCCGTTTACGGGTAACGTGACCGTTCTTATGTCTACGACATATTTTTCCTGAACAGTGACGGTCTCCACAGACCCATCATCAAGGTTCACGCTTGTGAGTTCAAGGGTTTCCTTCCCGTCATAGTCCCCTTCGATAGCGGCCTCTACCACGACACCGGCCTCCTCAAGATTGTATACTATCGGTTGCCTGCGCCTGTCGTAGGTTTCCGCGTAACTTATGATGCAGTTGCCTTTCGATTCACGGATAGAACATACCTTTTCGGGGTCTATGGCGAAATATAGACTACCGCTCAATTCCATGCCATTCCTGTGCGTTGCCGTTACCAAAATCATATTCTCTGCGAATTATTTTTATTTAGACTGAATATAAACAGCATCAACAAATGTATTATTTTTTAGCCATAAAAAAAAATACACGTTTTTTATGTAAATTTGGTACTCGCAATGTTTCACTAAAATGCTGAGTTATGAGGACTTTAATTTCGTTCGTACAGTGGATGGTTCCTGAAATCAGCAATTGCTGTTCAGGGAAACGAAAATGCCCGCTGTCATGGACATAGCGGGCGTCATCTGGCTTTCAGTAGCGTCAGCGGCGATATCTTATACCGTTGCTGACGCACTGATTTTTAAACCGCTAAGGGAATTGGTCGCCTCAAAATCAACATTTTTCGGACATCTCTTGTGTTGCGGGTACTGCACGGGCTACTGGGTCTCCTTAGCATTGGAAATAATCTTCCTGCCGAACTTATTCAACGCGCCATTCATCGGGCATATCCTCACTTGGTTCATCATGGCTTGGCTCTCAGGGTTCCAATGGGTGCTGATGTGCATCCTTGCAGATAAGGCAGGAAAATAAAAAAGGGCGCCATAACAACGCCCCTGCAACGGATACATCCCCGGTCAGTAGCAACGGTGGACGACACACTTCTTTGAAAACCTATTGAAGGCTACTTCCCCGCACCTGATTTCCGTTCCGTCACTGAAAACGAAACAGTGATAGAAGGTATGGTCTTTCAAAAACACCCTTTTCGCCTCGACAGGCACTCTGTCAAGTAATTTTAGGGCGAATGGCTTCACGGGGTCGTCATTCGGGATTTTCCGTATCTCCTTCTGGAAGACAACGGCATCTACCAATCTTTCGTACTCCTCCTGCGTCGGCCTCTTGTTCTTTCTGGCAGTGTCGATGATGTTCTCTGCGTGCAGGACTGATGCGAATTCTTTCTTGACCGTCCTGACATGTTTCCCGTCAATAATAAGCTTAGCCATTTTTTAAGATTTAACCGGTTAATATTCAAATCACGAACAGTATATCATCCATGGCGATGATATCGCAACCCTCGGATGTCGGGTACTCGTTACCCTTGTAGATGACACGGTCGCCAGCGGACACCTCCATCGGTTTTTCAGCGGTTCCTTTTCCCGTGCCTATTACGACACCCTCTTTCGTGTCGGACTTCGCCTTGGCAGTATCAGGAATGATGATTTTCCCCACCTGCATCGTTGGTCTTGCCGTTGGCTTCACGGCGACCCCTGCGTTCATTAGTTTCATTTTCGTATCGTATTACTTCAATTTCACCATCCGTTTGGATGTCAATAACGTAAAGCTTCTTCGGAAGACCGGGCCCCTTTCTGAAGCATATGAGGTACAGCTTGTCCTCGGTCACAGAAACTCCCTCGGCAGCCTGAACAATCGTACGCATCTTTTCCATCCCGATGACCTCCAGAATGGAATACGTCCCGGTACGCTTTTCGCCGTCATAATCGGGAACGGCTATCGTCCTTAACCGTATGTTCCTATAGTTCATAGAGGTATGACAATTCGTTGATTTTCCACTTCGCCTCCTGAAGTTTGAGTCGCACCATGGTTTCATCCCCGCTTCTGATGGCAGAGAAAAGGTCAGAAAACAACGACTGAGAACTATCAACATATGCAGCCCACCCCTGTCGTTCAATTTCGTTCCTGATATCAGAGACGCTCACGTTCTCGACAATCATGTCGATGTTATTGTCGTACTCCTCGCACGCCTTCATGAATTTGTTGTACAGAACGTACCTGTGATCCTTCGTCGCCTTGTACTCCTCAATCCTCTTGTTACCGTTGATAAGCGTGGCGTGATCCTTTCCATACCTTCCGGCGGCAACCTTCTGACTAAGTTTCAGGACGGACTCCCTGTAACCCATACAGAAGAAACGTGCCGTGACCACCTCCCCCTTTCTGTTGTTCTCAAAAAGCTTGTCGGGTGTTGTCCCGCATATATCAGAGGCTATGCGCTCATAAAACATGTAGTGCATCAGTACGGCATGTCTTCAGGTTCATTTTCAGGCTGTTGTCCATAATCATCGAGCGCATCGTCGTTTTCAGCGTCTTCGTAGGCGTCTCCAGCAGAACCCGTCCTCTTTACCTTGACAAGTTCTATACTTCTGACTTTCACGGAATAGCTTTTCCTTTCGACTCCGTTCTTGTCCTTGTAGACCGTTGTGGTGAGGTATCCCGTCACAACGACGTAGTCCCCCTTGTTGACGTTGTTCTCGATAAATGTGGCGTTTATGCCGTAGGCGTCTACATTATGCCAGTCGGTAATCTTGGATTTGTTGCGGTACATAGTTGTTGCCACGCTGAGCTTGGCGACTTTGAAGTCCCCCTTATTGATGACCTTCGGCTGGAGGCCGATGTTTCCAGCAAGTATGACATGATTTACCCCCATTGGTTTCAGATATCAGATAAATAAATTGAATTTTGCAGCCTCTTGTGAAGACGGCAATAGTCACATTCCCCGCATGATATGGGAGGCAAAACCCCGCTTTTCACGAGCAGGACATTTTCAACATTGTCCCTTATTTCTTCGAGGGCGTACTTCATCACGGAGTCTTCGATGAAGATAATCTCGTGGTCGGGGACTTTCTCCTTGGAAACAGCTGCGATATAAAACGGCAGGCGTTCACCATAAGTCTGGAAGACAAGTTCCTGATAGACGGCACCCTGACGGATATATCCGTATGCTTCAATGAAGTTTATCCTTGCACGAAGGAAGTCGTCCCAGACTTTTTCACGTATGGAGGCAACAACCTTGCGGTCAACAATGGCAAGACCCGGGTGATATCTGTCCAGCATCCCCTTCCATTTCGCGCCTCCTATCTCACCCGTGACAATAACCTGAGGCAAACCGTCCCCCATTGCGTACTTCATCCAGAAATCGTCCTGCTCGACAAATCGGATGATTTCCAATGCCTTTGAAAAATCAGCCCGCAACTCACCCTTCTGAGTGTAGATTTCAGGGTGTTCCGCACGGAAGTCATCGAGGGTTCCCTCAAAATAGGCGTCTGCATAACTTCCGATAAGCATCGCCGGTGAGGGTTCATCCTTCCACTCACCCTTCAGTTTTGCCATGGTTCGTGCCTCACATCGCTTTTTGAACGGGGTTCCAACAAAACTGTTGTACTGGGAGACCGACAGGTACTCCATATCGGCCTCCCTCGAGAAGTAGTTTTTTGTTGTGAGTACCATACTACAGAAGTTTCGGGGACTGTTCATCTGGTTTGGGACTCTTCCCTTTGACACCCTTCAGCGGGTCAGCTGGCTTCTCCCTTATGGGATCTTCGGGAACATCGGTTTTCTTCCCAAACAATTCATTGGGGGAAACCTCACCGTCCTTGATGGACTGTAGGTACCCACGCAGAGTGGTGAGGTGTTCTACCTTCACCTGACCAATCGAACGAAGTTCAAGAAGCTGAAGAAGATTCTCCTCTTTGACGTCGTACTTCTCCTCGAAAAAAGAAAAGATACGCTTGCGTTCAATCAGGAACTTCTCCTTGTCGGACAACTGGGCGTTGACAAAATCAATCGCCGCGTTGTACACGGCATCCACGAGTGATCGCGGTATGACCTTTAGAATTGCGTTACGCTCGGCAATAGCGAGGGTAGCCATGGCATTGGTCTCGATGACGCTCTCGGCATATCTGCGCCCGCTCTTGTCGATGATACTCCGTCGCGCCTCCACGGCAACGGCGTAGTTGGTCTCAAGATCGAAAGCCACGGCCTCGGCAACGATGGTCTTGTCCGTAATCTGCTTAATCCTTTGCTGAACCCTGATGTTCCCGTATTGCTGGGAAACAATCCTCGCAAGGTGTACAGAAGGGCCAGTGATGGTCTTTCCCTGAACGGGCTTTGCATACTGGACGGTCTCTGCCGTCTTCTTGTCCATGCACACTATGGCTATAGAGTTGTCCCTTACGCGGGGCAAACTTCTCGGCCACCTCTTGGCTGTTGCAATCTGCATGTCTATCGCAGCCCTTTCCTGCGCCTCGAACACGTCAACTCCCTGACTTTCGACGACGACTAATCCACTTTCATTGAAATTATCCATAACACAAATTTAATAATTAAATATTTGACTACAAGTCAAAATTAAACTTTTTTCTTATTCTTAAAATTGTCCAATAAAGCAAAACTTATGTCAGGTTTCCTCGCCCAATCATCGTTATTATCAACAGGCATTCCGTCGGGAACATCATCTAAACTTTTATAAACCCTCGCTGACTTCAGGCCACAGGAGTCTATAAGAATATCATATTTTCCACCGTATCTTGCTGTAAGGATAAGATTATCCGGAATCTGTCCAAGACGGTTCACCCAGAACGGTATTGACTTGGTAAAAGCCCAAAAGTTTACCTCAGGATGGTTTCTACAGAACTCAACCCACATATCGAAATACCTCTGCGAGAAAAAGTCCCCTGACGAGTGTATGCGTACATTCTTACAGCCTACCGGAAGGAATGGTATACCGTGGTGGATAACGTATTCAAAATTTGCCCACCTGTGTTTCCTTACAGCTGGGAATCGCTCCGCACTTGCAGCATAGCAACGGAATGAACCATCGTGTATGTCGAACTTCCCGGTTTCCCTACCAACCAAGACCTTGCACTCCTTAGCCATAGGGCACGACCAACCCGCTGGCAGATTCCACTCATACACAACCCCAGTGTAGTACTTCGTGTTCTTAATGAATTTTCCGGTGTTCATTGTATTGTTTATTATTTGTGCCGCTTTCGGCCCCTGGATAGCTCCATACGACCCATATAAGCAGAATCTCGATGCTTCCCTGGTCAACCCTTCCTGGGACCATTTGCTGGGTACCGATTATCTCGGAAGAGACACTCTAAGTAGAATAATAGTCGCTGCCCGGAATACGTTAATGGTTGGAGTTGTCGCTCTGGTTATCGCTGCTGGCATCGGGATGACACTGGGACTAATTGCCGGATATTTCCGTGGCATAGCAGATTCTATCATCATGAGATTCGTAGATGCCCTCATGTCTTTTCCGATGTTAGTGCTGGCTCTCGTGATTGCCAGTTTGCTCGGTGGAGGTCTCAAGAACGTCATGATAGCGCTTGGTATCGCCCTGATACCGGGCTTTGCCCGTATGATGTATAACCAGGTCATCTCCATCAAGGAAGAGGATTATATTCTGGCGGAACGTGGGGTCGGCGCCGGTAATTTACGCATCATGTTGCGCCATATCCTGCCGAATACCA